GCTGAGAACCAGTGAGTACCCAAACCCAGCATGTGATAAAAGGTACAGGATGACCGCCTTTTGAAGCAATTCAGCAGCTGAGTTACTATGATCAAGAACTCATTGAAACAACAAGAGCGTAGATCAGGTTTGTCCGGCGGACGGGCAAACTATGACTGAATCTATTGAAATCGAGCTACAAATAATAAGATAAGTAGACTAAACAACTTTAGTGAGAGTGAAACGACAGACGATATGTGTTTTGAAAGAAACTGAGCTGAAGGCGAAGTGAATGAAAAACACATGAGGCTATTGGGCGTTAGCCCAATAATACATGATTGAATATTAAAATCTTTTTACACATATGACATGCCTTGACTAGTAAATCACCTGTCCACTTTTCTTACTGGCGTCAGCATTTTCTTTGATTATTTTAGATACGATTATACGTTCATCATATCCTAAATCCAGTACTTGGTCATAGGGAATACCTCCACGCATGTACCAAGCAATTCTGATGCAGTCTTCTTTCAAGGCTTTTACTTCCCGATCCATGCTTTTGAGAAACTCCTCAATTTCATCGGGCGTTAATTGTAAAAGCCTTATTCGAAAAAATTTGAGTAATTAAATACCAAGTCTCTTTGATAATCTTCGTTGCAGTGGTTGCATTTTAATTCTATTGGTTTAATGCCTGCTACTTCGGCGTAGGAATCAATTTCTTTCTTAACTCGTTTTATAACTGATGATTCAGAATTCATATAGAATTCTTTAATCTGCTCGGGGTCAGTAACACGGGTTCCGTCAGGTACCGCAATATACTCAGTTGACGTAGTTAGTAGTTGGTAGTTGAGTTCTTCAATTTTTTTCACTTGTTCAGAAATAATTTGATTGCGTTCTTCGGGCGACAGTTCAGCATCAGACAGTGCACGTTGCACAGACTGCTCAACAAATCGCATTTGGCTATTTGCATTCATGTCTCGATAGCACTGTGGTCTAAGCTGAAAAGTCAACTGTTTAAATTCAAACGGCATATAATGCGGGCATTTAATTTTACTTACAACGCCTCTTAAATCAACGTCGTAGTCAGATTCTTCTGTGCAGTGCGGGCATGTGGTAGTAAATGACATGTATTCGCCCATGGATGCAATTCTTATAGCAATAAGGGCTGAATCAACGTCAATACTGGGCATCTCCCATGCATTTTTGATGTGTGGGATACAACTTTGAAATAATTCTACAATGGCACTACCATTCATAAGAGCATCTGGAGTTTTAAGCAGTATTTCGTCTCGTGAGTTCATGGGTAATACTGGAAACTCTCCAGCTTCTACTGAGTCCAACGAGCCTTTGGGCCACCATTGCCCATGACTGGGCATGGACCAGTACAGTCCAGGCTGACGAACATACTTGAGTAAAGGGTTTTGAGTGGTCATTTTTTTGTTCCATAAATATTAATATATTTACTAGGTATTTAACACCCCATGGCTAATACTCCCGAAGATGCATACGAACGGGTTTTACGAGACTTTTTTGAAAGACTAGAACGTTTTAACACGTCAAGTTCTGGTTTTTCTGGTGTCAATGCAGACCGGGGGGCGGCCGTTGATTTTGAAGGACTTAACAAGGGTTTTGACGACCTTTCAACTAGCAACTCAAAATTACGGGGTTCTCAAGCCGAACTAAACCAATCCATGCGCTACAGCCGTAGCGTATTACAAGATACTTTCCTTGGTCATATATTTGGCAGTTCTAAAGCACTGGGTAAATTAGAAGACAGTCTAAAGGACGGTGCAGCCGGTGTCGAAAAACTTGAAAGAGAAGTTAAGGCTGCAGGAGAAGCAGTTGAAAAACTGGAGGCAGCTAATACAAAACTAGGGGATGCTGCAACCGCTGAGGACAAAGCGCGTCTTGCTGCAGCTCGGCGTCGGTTGGAGACCGCTCGCAGCGAACATGATGCCTCTAAAGAAATACACACGGGATTAACAAACAGATTCCAAAGAATGAGCCTCGTAACTGATGGTCTAAGCAGGACCATGAGCGAAAGTTCGGCGATCATTGGTAAAGCAGTTGACGGTGTTTTGACAGTCACTGACAACCTGTTAAAAAGCGAAAATGCGATTGCTTTTGGGACTAGCACATTACAAACTTCGGTTTCGTTAGCTGCTGAGGGGTTGAAAACATTTGGGAATGTTGTAGACACAGCTGGCGATGTAATGCTAACAGTACCTAACCCATATGTAAAAGGCGCAGGTCTTGTTGCTAAAGCCGTATCTTGGTTAACAGACTTCATAGCTGGACAATCAGAACGTGTAAACAAAGGCCTACAAATACTAGGCGATGAGCTGCAAAAAACTGCAAACTCGTATCATACTTTGTCTACGGTAGGTGCAACATTTGCTGGCGGCATGGAGGAAATGCGCTCACTATCTCAAAGTGCTGCTATGGGACTGTCGGAATTTACTAAAATAGTACAGAACAATGCTGACACATTTGCTCAAGCTGGCCTAGGTATGACCAGCGCAGCTAAACGGTTTGCGTCAATTTCAAAGGGCATGAGCGAGTCTGGGATTAGAGAGCAAATAAGTAATTTAGGTTACTCATTTGAAGAGATGGGCGGACTTACCGCTGACGTTATGGCCCAACTAAAATCCACGGGGCAGCTTGGATACAAAAGTGATCAAGAAATAGGGCAGTTAACGGCCGATTATGCTAAAAATCTACGTTTAATATCAGACATAACCGGGCAAGACGCTAGAAAAAAAATGGAGGCAGCTCGTACCGAAAGTCTTAAAGCCGGTGTTTTTGAAAAAGTAATGCGGCAAGGCGGTCCGGAAGCTGTTGCAAAACTACAGCAGCAGTTAGCAACCATGCCTGACGTTATGAAGAAGGGCTATTTAGAATTTGTTGCGTCGGGTGGAACTGCAATACGTGATATGGGCATGAATATTGGTATGCAGCAAAACAAGGAAATATTGCCTTATTTGCAACAGCAGTATGGCGATCTCAATGATAGGAGTGTGGATTTAGACGCCGCTACGGAAAGAACACTTAGGGGAGCAGCCCGAGTAGGTCAAGGGGCACAACAAGTTACCCAATTAGGGGAATCCTTGGGTGTAGCACAAGTATTTGGGGCTACCGGCGAGGGGGTTACTGCAGGAGCAGAGTTTGGTTCCGGACTACGCCAACAGACTCAAAGGTATTCTAGTCCAGAAGAAGTCGATGCAGCAATAAAGAGAGCAAGGCAATTACGAGAAGATCCTAGTAAACTTACAAAAGAAGTTTCAAAAGGAACAGAACAACTTCAACGTGCTAAATCTGAAATTGAAGGGCTAGCAGATAAAGCATTGCCGGGTTTCGCCAAAATGATAGGCAACACAACTGAGACAGTTGGGGAATTTAGTGAGGCTCTAAAATCAGCTACAAAAGTTGTAGGTGCAGATGAAGAAGACACAAAATCCGGAGGACCTGGAGTGTTTGCCCGTATGAAGTCTTGGTTCTCAAGTTCAGACAAAGATAAAAAGGCCGATGAAAAGCCAGCAACCCAAGAGCAAAATACAAAAAAACAAGAAAAACCAGCTGAACCTGAGAATAAGCGATCAATTTTTGACAGGTTAAGATCAGGACCTCAAGATCAAAATGACAAAAAACAAGAAAAGCCAGTTGAACCTGAGAATAAGCGATCAATTTTTGACAGGTTAAGATCGGGACCTCAAGATCAAAATGACAAAAAACAAGAAAAGCCAGTTGAACCGTCTTCTACTGCTGCGGGTAGTCCAAACGAAAAAAGAGAGTTACAAGGTCAGGAAAAAATAGCTGCTCTTGAAAGACAAAGAAAACGACTTGAAGAAATAGGGCCCAGAACGAGGGGGCAACAGGGTAAAGAATCCCATCAAGAGATGTTGAAAACTCTTGATACAGCAATTGCTGCAGAAAAAGCCAAGGCAAATACATCAGGTACTACTAGAGAAACCAAGTCTGAAATACGTATTGCTGGAGAGCCGGTTATTCCTGGACAACTGTTGTCGGACCGACAAATGGCTGTAATGAAAATGTCTATGGACTCGGGCAATGACTATCCTCCCGATATCATGGCGCAGTACAAGCGGCAAGTTAGTTCTATGGCAACTAACCCAACAGAGACTAGTACTGGTATAGATATGACAGGCAAGCCAAAAAAAGCATTAGGCGGTATTACCAGTGGTGTTAGTATTGCTGGTGAGCGGGGTCCTGAAGCAGTGGTACCATTGCCCAATGGTAGGTCAATACCAGTTGATATTCAGTCTACTGGTGTTAATTATGAAGGGGTTAATAAACCTGGCGGGGATCCAATTGCACAGATGATGAATTCACTCGAAGCGTTTTTCAAAAATCAAGTCAGCACTATGCAAAAAGACTCAGATACTATGGACAGTATACTCAAAGTACTTCAAGATTCTTACAGTACGCAGGACAAATTGTTGGCTAATAGCTACTAAAACAGTAAATAAATTATGGCACTGAAAAAACGATTTACCAATCTCAACGAACAGCAACAAATGCAGTCTATTGCTGCATCCATGCTGGAAAATCGAGCCACATACAGAAATTACCAAACTACGCTGCCCGAAGTGTATATTGGGCATCCTAACCGTAGCGAACGCTATAATCAGTATGAACAAATGGACATGGACAGTGAGATTTCCGCTGCGTTGGAAATTATCAGTGATTTTTGTACACAAATCAATATAGAAAACGGCACTGCGTTTGACATACGATTTCGAGATCGGCCCACAGACACCGAAATTAGCATTATCAAAGAGCAGCTAAAACACTGGGTAGCACTAAATCAATTTGATCGGCGCTTGTTCAAGTTGTTTAGAAATGTGCTCAAGTACGGCGATCAAATTTTTATTCGTGACCCCGAAACGTTTGAGCTGTACTGGGTTGAGATGAGTAAAGTAGTCAAAGTAATCGTTAATGAAAACAAGGGCAAGGAACCTGAGCAGTACATACTGAGTGAAATTGCTCCCAATTTTCAGAACCTTACAATGACTGCTATTAGTACAAGTGATACATTTGCCAACCATCCGCAGGTAGGTGGCCCTAGCGGTGCTTATATTCAACCACGTGTGCCCTACAGTGGCGGTAATAGATTCAGTGTAGCGGCTAATGAAAATGCTATAGCTGCTGAACATGTAGTACATCTCAGTTTAACAGAAGGGCTAGATGTTAATTGGCCCTTCGGTAACAGCATACTAGAAAAAGTATTCAAAGTATTCAAGCAAAAAGAACTCTTAGAAGATGCAATACTAATTTATCGTATTCAACGAGCACCTGAACGTAGGGTGTTTAAAATTGATGTGGGCGATATGCCGTCACACATGGCCATGGCCTATGTTGAGCGTGTTAAAAACGAAATACATCAGCGGCGTATTCCTACTCAAACAGGTGGTGGCGCTACTGTGATGGATGCGACCTATAATCCCATGTCAACATTAGAAGACTACTTTTTTCCAGTAACAGCAGATGGTCGTGGGTCCAGTGTTGAAGTTATGCCGGGCGGATCGCAGTTGGGTGAAATAGATGATTTAAAATTCTTTACTAACAAACTCAGTCGTGGACTAGGTATCCCTAGCAGTTACTTGCCCACTGGTGGCGATGATGGTACACAAGCATTTAACGATGGGCGCGTAGGCACTGCGCTAATTCAAGAATGGCGTTTTAATCAAACTTGCAAGCGTCTACAGGAACTGGTGTGCCACACACTGGATAAAGAGTTTAAAATGTTTATGCGTTGGCGTGGACTAAACATTGACAGTGGGTTGTTTGATATTAAATTTAACGAGCCGCAAAACTTTTCCAAGTATCGTCAAGTTGAAATTGACAATGCACGTATTCAAGGTTTCACTCAGCTGGAAGCATTTGCATATCTCAGCAAGAGATTTTTGCTACAGCGTTATTTGGGACTCAGTGAAGAAGAAATGCTGGATAATGAAAAACTTTGGAAAGAGGAACATGCTGACGATGTTGCTGCAGCGGCACCGGAATCTGTGGGCTTGAGAGCTGCTGGTATTACTCCGGACAATATTGCTACTGATATTGAAAATACAGAAGCAGCAATGGAGCCCCCAGCTGCACCCGAAGGTGAACCAGCACCGGGCATAGCGCCCACGGCAGCAGCACAAGCCGCTCCTGCACCGGCAGCGGCTCCATCACCTGTACCAGGAGGAGTGTAACACATGATTTTACAAGAAGTATTTGAAAAAGACGAAACTGGGTACTACGACCCCGAAGATGATAACAGTCAACTCAAAATGAGTGACCTACGTAAAACTCGGCTAACATTGCTACAATTGAATAAATTGCGTAAGATGGACGATGTTAGAGCGTATGAACAGGCCGAAAAGGTTAAAAATGTACAACTACAATATGCACCCAAGGCCGAAGCAGCCCCTGGAGCGATGCCGGGATTTTAATGAGTTTTAGTAGCAGATTTCTCTAAAATTTAGCGGCTAAATAAAAAAACCGCCAAAAAACCGCTGTTAACCAGCGGTTTTTTCTTGTCTTATTTAAATATTATTACACAAAGTCTACTTTACAAAGGATTTATATGAACAAATACGAACAATTGATTGATCTCATTATTAATGAGAGTGAAGATGAAGCTCGCAAATTATTCCATAGTATCGTTGTTGAGAAGTCACGCGAAATCTACGAAAGTCTAATCGACGAAGAAGACTTTGATGAAGGTTTTGGCCATGACAAACACGACGAAGTCACAAGCCTAGTCGACGAAATTGACAGCGATGAAAACATGCAAGCTATGCACGAAGAAGAAGAGTTTGACATGGACAGCGAAGACATGCCCGTTGATGACGAAATAGGTGACGATGATTCCGACATGGGTGACGACGATTTCGACATGGGTGACGACGGTGCAGGTGAAGAAGAACTTGAGGATCGCGTAGTTGATCTTGAAGATGCACTTGACGAGCTCAAGGCCGAGTTTGATCGTCTAATGGCTGACGAAGCTGGCGAAGAAGAGCACAGCGACGAAGAAATGGACATGGACAGCGAAGAAGATGATGAGGAAGAAGAACTTGCTGAAAACTTCACCCGTAACAAGCGTGTTGTTAAAGAGTATGTTACTCCAGTCAAGCACGACTTCAGCTCACAGCGTGGCGAGTCTGGTCAAATGGCTGGTACAGGTGCCCACAGCGAAAAGCAAGGCGGTCGTAACAAGACTAGTGTTGTTGCTGGTAAGAACGACATGGGCGGTAAAGCAGTTATTTCCCGAGGCGGTAATCAAGACCAAGACGGCGGCAAGCCAGTCAAGGCCGGCAACGAGTATACCAAAGGTGAGGGTAAATTGCCCGGTGCTGATAAGTTTGCTAACGTAGCTGGTAAAGATGCTGCACACAGTGCATATTCAAACAAAGTCAGTGTTGCTAGCCCCAAGCAAGGTGAGACCAACACCAAGAGCCCACTGGGTCGCAAGTAAGCACACTGGAGCAATAAGGTACAATAATGTTAGAAAACAAAACACTATTGCAAGAATACATTGCTCCCAGTGTAGCCAGTCACATTGTTGAAAGTGTAGACAGCCCTGATGGTAAAGGCCGAGACCTTTACCTCAAGGGCATTTGCATTCAAGGTGGTGTTAAAAACCACAACCAAAGAATTTATCCAGTTGATCAAATCGCTCGTGCTGTAGACAGCATTAAAACCATTGTTAGAGATCATGGTGGTGTTTGTGGTGAAGTTGATCATCCGGATGATTTAAAGATTAACCTAGATCGTGTGAGCCATATGATCACAGACATGTGGATGGAAGGCGCTAACGGTTATGGTAAAATGAAAATTATTCCTACCCCAATGGGTAACCTAATAAGAACCATGTTAGAAAGTGGTGTGAAATTGGGTGTAAGCTCGCGAGGGTCGGGTAATGTAAATGAGTCTAACGGACACGTTAGCGATTTTGAAATGGTTACTGTAGATATTGTCGCTCAACCAAGTGCTCCAAATGCATACCCCAAAGCCATATATGAGGGATTGCTCAATATGCGTTATGGGCATCGAGCACTAGAAATGAGTCGAGAATTGCAAAGTGACCCCGCAGTACAAAAACATTTGAAAAAAGCTGTATTGGCTTTGATCAATGAATTAAAAATTTAACCAGGAGAAAACACAATGTTTGAAGCTATCAAAACGTTGGTTGAAAGCGGAGTATTAACTAGCGATACTCAGCAATCTCTGCAAGAAGCATGGGACAACAAACTTGTTGAAGCCCGTGAACAAGTTCGTGCAGAACTTCGCGAGGAATTTGCTAAGAAGTATGATGCTGACAAAAGCGTAATGGTTGAGGCTTTAGACCGTATGGTTACAGAAAATCTTCAACGTGAAATCAGCGAATTTGCTGAAGATCGTGATGCACTTCGTAAGGATCGTGTAGAGCTTGGGCGTAAAATTGCCGAAGCTGCTGAAGCAACCTCCCGTTTCCTAGCTACCCAGCTAAAGCGTGAGATCAGTGAACTACGCGAGGATCGTAAACGCTATACCGACAATGTAAAAATGTTAGAGTCTTTCGTTCAAGATCGTCTTTTTGAAGAAATTAAAGAATTTTCGCAAGACAAACGTGCTCTAGTCGAAGCCAAGGTAAAATTGATTACCGAAGCCAAGAGTCAACTGAATCGGGTTAAAACCCAATTCGTTGAACGGAGTGCTCGTCTAGTGAAAGAATCTGTTGCCAATCATCTAAGTTCTGAACTAACACAATTGAAAGAAGACGTACAACTGGCAAGAGAAAATATGTTTGGGCGCAGACTATTTGAAGCTTTTGCAACTGAATTTGCTGCAACTCATTTGAGTGAAAACAAGGAAATTGCAAAACTTAATCACCAGCTAGCAGAGAGTCGCAATCAACTAGAACAGCGCAAGCAGCTAGTTGAAACTACTCAACGCGATCTAAAGATTATTACTGAACGAACACAGCGCCAACAAGTCATGGGCGAATTGCTTGCACCACTTGCAAAAGATCGTGCAGCAGTGATGGTCCAAATGTTGGAATCAGTACAAACACCACGTCTACGTCAGGCTTTTGACAAGTACTTGCCTGCGGTACTAGATACCAAGTCCGGAGTTGCCCAAAAGCCTGCTGCTGAAAGCCGAGTCCAACTCAGCGAAGGCACAGAAACAATTGAAATTACTGGCGATAAACCTGCTAAGCCAGCTCGCGATGTCAACAATATTGTTGAGATCAAGAGACTAGCGGGACTACGTTAACATTAAAGGAGATACAAAATGTCACGTATACTATTAGAAGGTCGCTGGAATGATACCAAGGAGGCCCTCCTAGAAGGACTCCAAGGTACCAAGCGTTCCTCAATGTCTGTTATTCTTGAAAACACTCGCAAGAATCTACTTGAAAGTGCAACTGCTGGCGGCACAAGTGCTGGTAACGTTGCTACACTAAACCGTGTGATTCTACCAATCATCCGTCGAGTTATGCCAACTGTTATCGCTAACGAAATCGTTGGTGTTCAGCCCATGACCGGTCCAGTTGCTCAGATCCACACACTACGTGTTCGTTATGCTGATTCAGTAACATCCAGTGCTAGTGCACCTTTCGATACCAGCACAGTTGCTGGTGACGAAGCACTCAGCCCATTCAAGATTGCTACTGCTTATTCAGGCAGCAGCAGCACAGGTAAGGCTGACAACACAGCTACACTAGAAGGTGCACCAGGTAAGCGTATCAACGTTCAACTCTTAAAGCAAGTTGTTGAAGCCAAGACACGTAAACTCAGCGCACGTTGGACTTTTGAAGCTGCTCAAGACGCACAGGCCATGCATGGTCTAGACGTTGAGGCAGAGATCATGGCAGCTCTTGCACAAGAGATCACTGTTGAGATCGATCAAGAGATCCTCGGTTCACTACGTAGCCTAGCTATCACTAGCGCAACATATGACCAAGCCGCTGTGTCAGGTACAGCTACATTCGTTGGTGACGAGCACGCTGCACTAGCTGTTCTAATCAACCGTGTTGCTAACCAAATCGCTCAGCGTACACGTCGTGGTGCAGGTAACTGGGCAGTTGTTAGCCCAACAGCACTAACAGTTCTACAGAGCGCAACAACTTCAGCTTTTGCTCGCACAACTGAAGGCACATTTGAAGCACCTACAAACACCAAGTTTGTTGGTACACTCAACAGTGCAATGCGTATCTATGTTGACTCATATGCTGATGACAGCACCGCTGTTCTAGTTGGCTATAAGGGTTCAAGCGAAAGTGACGCTGCTGCTTTCTACTGTCCATATATTCCTCTAATGAGCTCTGGAGTTGTTCTAGATCCAGCAACATTTGAGCCAGTGGTTGGCTTTATGACGCGTTACGGATACATCGAGCTCAGTAATTCTGCTAGCTCACTAGGTAATGCAGGTGATTATCTAGGTGAAGTTGCTATTACTAGCGGTAACCTATCGTTTAGTTAATCAATTTTTAATTGATACAAAAAACCCGCTTTGGCGGGTTTTTTGTTGACTTATTTTTTTGTGGAATTAACAAACATAGATAAATAAACATATGAACAAATACGAAAAATGGTATCAAGCAATAACAGCACGTGGCCAAACACGAGTACTCAATGAGTATACTGAAACTCACCATATACAACCAGTGAGTTTAGGTGGAGCAGATACACCTGAGAATCTAACTCGTCTAACTGCTAGAGAACACTTTATCTGTCATTGGTTGCTAACAAAAATAACAACCGGTGAGGCAAGACATAAAATGTTAAATGCACTGCGTATGATGAGGGCTGAGAACCCACGTCAGCAACGCTATAAAACAAAAATTACAGCGAGAGTGTATTCAAAATTAAAAGAAGAATACAGTCAATTACAGAGCAAGAGATTTACAGGCGAAGGTAACGGGTTTTACGGCAAAACACATACACCGGAAGCAAAAGCAAAAATCAGTGCTGCTAATAGTGGGCGGGTGCAATCAGACGAAGAAAAACAAAAACAAAAAGCGGCAATGACTGGCAAAAAACGAGCCCCATTCAGTGAAGAATGGCTAGCGAAATTAACAGAAACTAGGCAGGGCGAGCGTAATGGCATGTATGGTAAAACTCACAGTGAAGAAACTCGACAAAAAATTCGTGAACGTGCTCTAGGTAGAAAACAAAGTCCTGAAACCATAGCTAAAAAATCAGCAGCAGCCCGTGGCGCCACTCGTGAGAAAAAACAGTGCCCACATTGTGAGCAGATGATTGCTGTCAATGCTTATCCACGTTGGCACGGGGACAATTGCCGAAGCAAGGGCTAAGTTGATACAAAAAACCCGCTTCGGCGGGTTTTTTGTTAGGTCTTTAAAATAAAGACAGCATTGCCGCAATCCCATAATCTTCGATACCGAGCATCAAACATGTTTTGAGACTCTGATTTATTACTGTCGTAGCCGAGTAACCATTTTTGCAGTTGTTTACGTTGACACCGATATCTTGAAATAACTGTATTACCATCAGTCCAGCAGTAACCTGGACCTGTGGACTTGATCTGTTGAAATCCAGCTTTTAAATATCCATGCCCATCTGATTTTGATAAGTCGCAATAAGACACAATAGTTGAATTTTGATATATGTTTTTAATAAAGTTAACAAGTTTGCTTACTCCTCCAACTACAGTAATACCATCTTGTG